AGCTACTGTATGACGTTAAAGATAAGCGTGCCGTCTTTCCTATCAGAGAGAATGGGCGGTTCACAGACGCAACAGGTAGGGCTTTGGATGGTGCAATACCTAAATGGTACAGATACACAGGTATATCCCCTGTTTACCAGGTCTGTCGTGGCGAACCAAATGGATTTGTAGTGCTAGTCGAAGACGCAATCAGTGCAAACACTATATGTAGTGTGTGTCCTAATGTCACAGGTATGGCTATATTAGGTACGTCTTTGTCCGTGAAACATATGGAATACATACAAGATTTTGTATGCATCATCGTAGCACTCGATCCAGATGCAGCACACAAGACCTTGGAATATAAACGAGAGATAGCGTCTTGGACTGGCAGACACACTATTGCTATGCGCTTGCAAGACGATATAAAGTATAAATTAGAGGAAGATATTATTAAACTGAAAGGATTAACAACGTGAAAGATTTAAAGAGGAGTAGTCCACTAACACTGGCGGTAGAACACTATAGGAAGTCACCTAAGTTTCGTAGTTTAGCAATTAAGACACAAAAAGATTACGTAGATCAGCAGACTAAGATCTGTGATACTGTAGTTCAAAACAATGTAAAGCTAGGCGATATAACTATCGGTAGGCTTTCTCTAAAGCATATATCAAATGCATATGAGCAGTGGCTGCAAGTAGGAACACGAACAGCTAACATGAGGATCAGTGCATTATCTGTCGTTATAAAGTACGCTATGCAGAATGAGGTTATAGATAAGAACGCTACGTTAGGTGTATCTCGTAAGAAAGATGCTACCCGAAATGTATTGTGGTCTAAGTCAGACATAAAGAAGTTCTTAGATGTAGCGTATGGAGACTTTAACTATCGAAGTATCGCTTTGATATGTCATATGGCGTATGACTTTGGGCAGCGCATCGGGGATATGCGCTTACTAAAATGGGATAGCATTAGCTTTGATGAGAATAGGTTAGATATTAAACAATCTAAACGAGGGGCTGAGGTTCACTTACCTATATCTGATACCTTAATTAAGATGTTGCAACAACAGAAGGATGACTTTGGATTCCAAGACTATGTATGTCCTAGACCAAATCCTGGAAGAGGTAAGACATATACACCTTACTCAATGCAAGAGATTAGTTACCTGGTTAGTGACATAAAGAAACAAGCTAACTTATGTGCTAGTCTATATGCTATGGACTTACGCAGAACCGCCATCACAGAAATGGTTGAGGCTGGGGTAGATTTGGCTGGAGTTATGCAAGTATCTGGGCATCAGAATCCGCAATCAGTTAAACCTTACTTAGTAAATACATTTAGTGGAGCATCACAGGCATTAGCTAAAAGAAACGAAAACAATTAAGTGAGATCTCTTAAAGTAGCAGTTAAGGAGCCACCTCAAAGGTACGCTGCATGTGTCGGCTTAGTACAACTAGGTCGATGGGGAGCAGTCCGTGAGGCTTGGAATGAAGGAGGGTCAAGGCCAATCAAATGGTATTACTGGCCTTTTCCTATGCGCTACTTTAATTGGGACAGAAATGGGGCATATATAGGCAGGAGAAGAAAGAGAGCATGACAGAATTATCACTATTAAAGACTCTAATGGACAGAGAGTTCTACGAATTACATAAAGGCATAAGATGTCCAGATAAAATATTTACGAAAGATGTGCGTAAAGTTAAGCAAATCCTAGATTACGCAATGGAAACGTATGACCAAGGAATATCACTCGCTGATCTAGAAGCTCTATTTTACGCTACAAATAAGACATTGACGACTAGTAACAAAGAGCAGTTCCAAAAGATATTTAGAAAGATAGCGAATAGCAGCACACTAAATAATGAAGTAGCTAATGAAGTTATCTCCCGAATGTTTCAACAAGTAGTCGGGGAAGAGGTCGCTAACATAGGGTTTGACTACGTTAATGGAACGCAAAACAGTTTGGAACCCTTGCGTAGAATTGTAGAGAACTACCAAGATGATTTTACGCCTAACTTAAAGGTGGAGTTTGAAGATATGAGTATAGATGCACTACTAAAAGCGAATGAAACTGAGACACAATGGAAGTTCAACATACCTACGCTCAGACGTAATGTCGAAGGCATCAGTGGGGGTCACTTCGTTATTGTCGGAGCGAGGCCAAATACAGGAAAGACCAGCTTCCACGCTTCTATTATAGCCTCTCCGCACGGCTTTGCTGACCAAGGTGCAAAGTGTGTCATTTTATGTAACGAAGAAGCAGCTAATAGGGTAGGTTCAAGGTACTTATCTTCAGCTACAACGATGACGCTAGAGGAAATTAAAGGTAACTACGCTAAGGCTGCTTTGCGCTACGATAAAGTCAATGCTAACATCCACATTAAAGATTCAACAGGTAAAGATTTGGCGTGGGTAGAAGCGGTAGTTAAGTCAACTAAGCCAGATATACTGATACTTGATATGGGTGATAAGTTTGCGCCACGTACCAGTGATAAGTCTGATGTTTATCTGAGAGATGCTACAATACACGCCAGAAACATAGCGAAAGAATATAATTGTGCCGTCTTTTGGTTGTCACAACTGAGTGCGGCAGCAGAAGGTTTAGCTATGCCTGATCAATCTATGTTGGAGGGTAGTAAGACAGGTAAAGCTGCAGAAGCTGACCTGATGATACTTATAGGTAAGACTAAGGTAACAGAAGGCAATGAGATGGATGACACAGAACGTCATCTTAATATAGCTAAGAACAAATTAAAGGGTGGCTTTCATGGTCGCATCACTTGCCAGTTGGCAGGGGACATAGCCCAGTATACTGTATAAGGAGAGAACATAATGAGATTTTTTAAGAATGAAGATGAAGTTGATTGCTATGTATGTCGTGGACGAGGCATTATATATGAAGTTGAGTCTTATCCAGCAGATCCAGATAATGTCAGTGTCAATGCTGAAACATGTTATTCTTGCTTAGGTGCAGGATATGTAAAGAAGAATAGATGAGAATAGTATTAGATGTAGAGAACACAGTAACGAAACGTAATGGCAAGACACATATGGACCCCTTTGAGCCTACAAACTTCCTTGTCCAAGTAGGTACTAAAGACGTAGATAGCAATGAACGACACCTTCTAACCTTTGATCACTTAGAGTATAGTGACCGCACTGGGGTTAACGCTGAGTTATTACAGGGCATACTTGATAGGACTACGTTGCTAATTATGCACAATGCACAGCACGATCTAATGTGGTTGTGGGCTAGTGGTTTTAAATATGATGGCGAAATTTACGATACGATGTTAGCTGAGTATATCTTGCAGAGAGGACAAAAACAGCCTGTGAGTTTGTTAGCATGTGCTGAGAGAAGAAACTTAAACTTTCAGAAGGATGATACACTAAAAAACTATTTTAAAGAAGGATATAACACAAATGAAATACCACTTAACGAGCTTACTCATTATCTTGGTTGTGACATCGACACTACTACAGAGTTGTTCCATGCTATTAATTCCGAAGGGTACTCCCAAAGCTGCTCCAACGGAATGGATAGAGTTCGAGCCATTACCTGCAAAGTCTGTAAAACCCTCACCCGAATGTATATGTCAGGGTTCAGAGTGGATAGACTCGCCCTTCGAGAAGTAAGAAAAGAGTTTGAAGAAGAGAAGACTAACATAGAGCAACGCCTGTTCAAACAGATACGAGATTTGATGGGAGATACCCCTGTCAATCTAAACAGTCCTGAGCAAGTGTCACAGGTTATCTTCAGTAGACAAGTCATAGACAAAAAAGAATGGGTGGAGTTGTTTGACTTTACGAGCAACTTACCTGAGTTTCGGGATGCAGTCGCCGCCAATAGTAAACTACTTCGAAAGACAACGGCGTTTAGTTGCCCGACGTGTAATGGTGAGGGCAGTCGTTACAAAAAGAAAAAGGATGGCACAAACTTTAAGAACGCTAACAAGTGTCCTGATTGTTTAGCACGCGGCTATCAACTTAAAGAGACTAACAAACTAGCAGGGCTAGGATTTAATCCACCAAACAAAACATGGGTAAGTGCTAATGGTTTTAGTACAAGTAAAGGCAACCTAGATATACTGATAGCTACAGCTAAAACAAAACGCATGGATAAAGCAATACAGTTCTTAGAAGATATAAAGAGACTGAGTGCTGTATCGACATACCTATCTTCGTTTGTTGATGGCATAAGTAATTATACAAAAGAGGATGGTTTTCTTCATGTAGTTTTAACACAACACATTACATCAACAGGGCGTTTTAGTGGTCGTAATCCTAATATGCAGAATATGCCTAGAGGCGGTACGTTCCCAGTAAAGCGTGTGTTTGTATCTCGATGGCAGGGGGGTCATATATTAGAGGCAGACTTTGCACAGTTAGAGTTCAGAGTTGCCGCATACTTGTCCCAGGATAAGGTTGCCATGAATGAGATAGCTACAGGGTTTGACGTGCATAGTTACACAGCTAAAGTTATTACCGACGCAGGACAAGAAACGTCACGACAGGTGGCGAAAGGTCATACGTTTGCGCCGTTGTTCGGGGCGAGTGGGTTTGGCAGAAGTAAAGCTGAAGCCGCATACTACAAACATTTTAATGAGAAATATAAAGGAATAGCTAAGTGGCACAAGAAGCTAGGTGATGAAGCATTGCGCCATAGAAAGATAACTACACCATCAGGTCGGCAGTATGCGTTCCCTGATGTAGAGCGAAGAGTGAATGGACAACCATCACATTTCACCATGATAAAGAACTACCCCGTTCAAGGTTTTGCTACGGGTGATATTGTACCTGTAGTTTTACTAGAATTAGATGAGAGATTGAAGCCACTGAAGTCGTGCTTAGTTAATACAGTACATGACTCAACGGTTATTGATGTCCACCCTAATGAGAAAAATTATGTTATACAAATTATCACTGATATGAACAATGACTTAGATTTAATCATCGAGGAGGCTTATGATGTAAAAATGAATGTACCTATGTTACTAGAAGCAAAAATAGGTTCTAATTGGCTTGACACAAACGACGTTTGAGAGTATAACTATAACTCTTTTCACCACATAAAAATTAGAAGGTATATATAAATGAATACTGAATTAACAGTAAACGATAACTCAGGCCGTTCGATGGCTGAGATGATGGGACTTAGCACGTCTACTCCTAGCACAAATAAGACATCTAACTTAGCTAGACTAAGCATACTTCACTCTGCTCAAATGGGCGAAGTAGATGTAGCAGGAAAGAAGATGAAGACAGAAGTATTACCTGTCGGCACATATGCTCTAAAGATAGAGGATGACACAATTTATGTAGCTAATCCATCCATAAGAATATTTGCACAGCGTGTACAGTATACCAAATGGAACGCTGAGAATAATAAGAGTGACAGAACAGTATTAGCTAATGACCTGAAGTCAGACTTAAAAGATACCTGCGGTACGTTTAATATAGGTAGACCATCAGGGTTTGTACCTGATTGGGAAAGTGTACCACAAGAAACAAAAGATATT